CCCAAGTTGATACCATCATCGCGCAGAACTACGACGGAAACACGATATCCGGCCAGTCGTTCAGCGCTGCAACCACGCTGTACGGAGTCTTCACGAGTATTAAGCTGCAGAATGGCCACTGCGTCGCCTACAAGCTCTGATGGCATTAGCTAGTCCGCTACGCAAGGTTGCCAGCAAGCTGATGGCAAAATTTGGTGGTGTTGCCACTATCCGCCGTGTTGAGACTGGTGTTTACAACGCAACCTCTGGCACCGTCACCGAAAACACAACCGATACCACTGTGCGCGGCGTGCTGCAAGACGTAAGCCTCCGCGAGGTGAATGATCTGATTCAAGCCGGCGACAAACGGCTGTTGATTGCTGCGGCTAATTTAGTAAGCGCACCTACCAATGCTGACCGCGTGATTATCACAGGCGTCACTCATCAAGTGATTCAGGTGCAGACTATTGAACAGGACAACACCGCCATCACCTATGAGCTGATTTTGAGGGCATAATGGCACGCGGCAAAATCAGGATTGATCAAATTGGTGATTACGTGCAAGACCGGATCGAACAATTAATGCGAGTTACGGTCCTTGAAACTGACAATCGAGTCAAGATGCTCAGCCCTGTTGATCTTGGCCGCTTTCGCGCAAGTTGGCAGGTAGGAGAGAATGCAGCCCCAGGTGGGCAAAAACCTGAAGGCGCATATCCTAGTCAACTGCCAATCGAGCGACTTAATTACAGCCGCGAACGCATCGGTAATATCTACAGCGTTCACAACAACCTGCCATACGCTGAACAACTGGCAACTGGCGCAGCAGGTTCAGGCAGAAAGTCAGAAACACGCTACAACCCAAAACGTACCGTCACCACATGGGGCAGCCCTGGCGGTGGTAGTAGCATCCAAACTGATGGCCCTGGATGGGTACAAGGCATCGCCAAAGACATGCAGCAATTTGTAGAGGTAAACGCCGCGCGAATTGGCAAAACTTACACCAGGAACAGATCATGAGCAGCACCTACAACGACGTTCGCGCCGCCATTGAAGGGCGTATTGCAACTGAGCTAGCCCTAGCGCCTGCCTATCCAGTCAGCTATCAGAACGTCCCCTTCACGCCACCCAACAACACGCCATGGGTGCAGGTGTTCATCCGCTTTGGCGATAACAACTACGCCACTTTGCTACCGACTGGCACTGGCTACAACCGCCAGACGGGCACGCTGGTGGTCAATGTCTTTACGCCACAAGGGCAAGGCGCTGCCGCTAACTTCACCATTGCAGAGCGGCTGAAGGATAAGTTTGACCGCTTGAACTTATCCAGCATCATCTTTGATGCAGCCTCAGGGCCGGCGCAAGTGACGCCTGCATCGCCTGAGCCTTACTACCAGACTCAAGTTACGGTTACTTTTGAAGCCTATTTAGACTAGCGACAGCCACCTACCGTTCACAACAATGGCTACTGTTCTGTCCGGTACGTCCGGCGCCCTTTACTACAAACCCGCTGGCACCAAGGCCACGTTCGGCGAAGCCGCCGTGGATGTCGCTGACGATGAGATCACCGTTGCCACCTTCCTGAACTTCAAGGTCGGTGATCCCGTGGTGTTCAGCGTCGTCAACACTGAAACCGGCGGCACCGGCACCGGCACTCTGCCCAGCGGCATTAGCGCGGCAACCACCTATTACGTGATCACCTACACCGCCTCGACTGGCGTGCTGAAGGTATCCGCTACGGCTGGCGGTTCCAGCGTTGCGATTACCGACGACGGCACCGCGGTCACCCCTAACGCCTTCCAGGTTGAATACGCAACCCATGCAGCAGTGGGCGAAGTGCGCGAGTGGTCGTTTGAGATCACCCGTGAAGAGATTGATGTAACCACCATCGGTCAGTCACTCGGTCAGTACGCTCCTTTTCGTAGCTACATCACTGGCTTTGCGGATGGCGAGGGCAGCTGCACCGTCTACACAACAGACGATGACAGCAACCTGTCTAACCGCATGATCCAAGACGTGCTGCAACGCCAGCAAGCTGGAGCATCGTTCAAGCTCTACGTTGACCGCGTGCTTAGCGGTGGCTCTGTCAGCCCGACACTTAGTCGCAGTGTTGAGTTTGAAGCTGTGCTGACTTCCGCCAGTCTGACCGTCAACCCTGACGATGCCCAGTCTGTAGAGATCAGCTTTCGGCCTGCTGGCACCCCCACTTTCGATTTCAGCAAGAGCTGATAGCCTAAAACGAGAGATTGCTAGCCCCTGGGTTGCGCCAGGGGCTTTTTCATGCTTAAAGTAGAGCGCAACTTCTAGTTTTTATGGCATCCGCTCAGCCCATGCGTGCTCTTGATCGCCTGAAGAAGGCAGCCAACTTGACGCCTATCAAGAAAAGCGTTGAGCTGAGTGACGGCGACGTGTTTGAGTTTTACTGCACGCCGCTTACCATGGCAGAGCGCGAGCGGGCGCAGAAGAACGCTGGTAGCGACGAGGCGACTGCATTTGCGCTGCAGCTTCTGATCCAGAAAGCAAAGGACGAAAACGGTCAGCCGATGTTCCGCACTGGTGAACTGGCTGAATTGAAAAATGAAGTGCGTGACGCCGATCTGCAAACACTAATGCTGGCGGTTATCACCGATCAGTACGACATCAAAGAGGACGACTCAAAAAACTAAAGCCGCTGGTCAAGCGCGACTATACGCTTCGGCTGATGATGCGCTTGTCCAGAGAGCTTGGCTATACGCTGGCTGAGCTGTACGAAAAGATGACCTACGAGGAGATGTACTTGTGGGGACTACTGTTTGAGGTCGAAGCGGAGGAGAGAGAGGAAGCTGCTAGGAAAGCAAAGCGGAAGTAGACTGATTGCAAGATTGGGCGCTGGATCGTGTCTGTTGTAGCCAATGTTGCCATCAACATTGACGGCAAGCAGGCACAAAGCCTGTTGAAGGCGATTCAAGGTGAGGTAGAGAAGCTTAATGGCGCATTTGACGAGGTAAACAAAAAAGGCAAAAGTTTTAAGGATTCCATCAAAGAGGCGGCAGGTTCTGCTGTTAAAGAGTTCGCGGCTGTAGCAGGTGTTGTTTTTACACTGCAGCAAGCATTTAATACGCTTGCGGAACAGTCACGAGCAAAAGGAGCACTACGCAGCCTTGGAGTTGATGCGACTGTTGCTGGTCAGCAATTTGCACGACTGTCAAACGAATTGAATGGTCAGGCTTCTGCAGTTGAACTTACTGCTGCTGCGTACGACGTTGCCTCGGCTGGATTTGCAAATGTAGCCGATCAAAGCAGGATCTTGGAAGCATCAACCAAAGGCGCTGTAGGTGGAATGAGCGACTTAAATACAGTTGGCAATGCCGTTACAAGTGTGCTTAACTCATACGGCATGTCAGCTAGTCAAGCAGCTTTGTTGGTTGATCAGTTCATCCAAACGCAAAATGACGGCAAAATTATCCTCGCTGAGTATGCGCACCAAATTGGCACCTTGGCCCCTACAGCATCTGCAGCTGGCGTTGGCATCGATGAGTTAAACGCAGCAATCGGTACCATTACTGCTCAAGGCGTACCAGTTGAGTCTACATTCACAGGCTTGAATCAAGCGTTGGTTGCGATATTGAAGCCAACAGAAGAAGCAAGGACATTGTCAAAAGATCTTGGAATTGAATTCAACGAGACAAGCTTGCGGACAAAAGGATTTGGTGGACTATTAAAAGAAGTTGCCAAAGCAACCGGTGGCAGTACGACAGCAATCACTCAACTATTCGGAAGTGTTGACGCGCTGAAAGTAATTTTGCCGTTGATTAACGATGACTTGGTGAGCTTTGACAAAAACCTAAGAAATCAACAGGGTGCCGCTGGCGTTTCAACAAAAGCGTTCAGAGATATGTCCAATACCCTGAATGGGGCACTTAAGGAAGTTGATACAGCATTTAAGAACCTGGTCATTGCTTTTGAGCCTGTAATGCCGGCGATTGTGCTGCCATTTAAGGTATTGGCTCAGCTGTTAACCCTTGTCGCTCAATACATTAAACAACTAGCCGTAACAGCTACCTTCCTTGCTACTTTTGTCACCATCATGCGTGGCGCTGTTCTTGCCACGCAAGCTTGGACAGCAGCTACGCAAGCATTGGCCACAGCCAAGAAGGTTG